GATCGTTGATACAGGGTTTCATCCAACTGGGATTGTCAAGCTGAATGACATCACGGCCTTTTTTGCTGCGTGCTCAGTTGGGTTTGATCCACTAGCCTTTTCCTCCGAGAGTGAAAATGATAATTGTTTGAATGATTCCTTCTCTAGCGTCATCATTGAGCAATATTCACACACACCACCCACCACACCGTCACCTCAACCAGATCCACCGACAGATTTGACGGAACAAGGAATTGAGCCAAATCCTGGACCCAAGAAGATGAAACAGGAGTTGCAGTGCCGTTTCTTCAAGCAAACTGGATCTTGTAGGGATGGTGATGCGTGTGCCTTTTATCATGGAGGATCAGTACAGCGCAATTCATCTCAGAAACTAGGCGGCCAGGGCATTGGACAAAATTCCAAGGGTTCCAGTGATAAGAGAGAAGGTGGAAAATCGATCATGCATGAGTGTTTGGCGTCCAAAGTAATATCAAAGAGGTTTGGTGATGAATATAACACTGTCTTGAGGGATGTAGCAGATTTGAAGAAGAAATTAGCTGATCCGCCCGAACCGCCTCCTGTCGAGCCACCTGATGAGGATTATCAAACTTTCCAGCGTTTGACCGATACATCAACTATTTTGTACAACAATGAAAACCGAAAGTTTCGTCCCATCTTGGATCGTTACTATGTTGAAGTAGCAACCTTTTCGGGGATCAAAATTGGAGGGGTCACTGGAGCTGATTTTGTCCAGGAGAAGTTGGGCTGGTATGTTAGAGATCGCTTTCGCATTGTTACCCTGCCCACCACAATTGTTGATGAATTGAGCCGTGATTTATTTTTCAGGGAACATACTTGGGAGGTTTTTCTGGCTTTGGTGACTCGTTGCCGTACTTTGGTTTCCGTGTGTGACATTCCATCCGATGTAGAGCGAGACACGGTTCTCTATGCTCCGGTGATCGCTTTCATGAGATGGTGGCTTGAGATGCAACAATGTAGTGCTTTAATCCAAAACAAAGGCATTCGTCCAAGAAGATGGGCAACGGCAGCTTGTGTAGCAGGTGCAGCGGTGGGGTTGCTGGCCCATTCTGTTGTTGTTCCAATTTTGTGTGTTGGG